CCATGTTCCTGCATTATTTCTATAATAAATTCTATTCAATGTAGTAGTTGCAACTACTGCATATTCTCCAATAGCTCCAACTGACGGCGAGGGTGCTGGTCCTTCGAATCCATTTGCTACTAAACTACCTGCATCATTTAATTCTGTTGTATCAGTTATAACTGTAGGTACTTTGTTTGTGAAATTTTGTCCTCCATTAAGAACGCTTGCGCCATTCCATTCTTGAATGCCCCATAATGTATTTGCAGTATCAAACCAATAAGTTCCATCAGGTGGTGAATCTGCAGGAGCTGTTGCGGTTGCTTCTAACTGTCCTAAATCAATACCTGCTCTGACTACAAAAGCTTGATTTGCTATACCTAAATATGAATATGCTGCTTGTAGTCCATATTCATTTAATTCACTTCCATGTATAGGATTATTGTTATTATCAATTTGGAAAATTGGATCTCCAAATGTATCAACTAAATCCCGTTGCGAAGTAATTAAATAAGGGGTTCCTATATTTTCAGCAAGTGTTCCTGGTGCTGTTCCAGTGCCAGCGCCGTTCAATTTATTTGCACGAGAGGCAACAAAAATCATAGGTAAAGTGCCCGGAGACGCCGGGGTATAGAAACTTTCATCTACAACCGTAACCTGGACACCTGGTGATACTAAAGCCATTTTAAATTCTCCTATTAATAATCTTCTACAGTATTTACCATTTTTTGGTAAAAATACCAATTTGCGCTATACTATGAAAGGGGATAAAAAGGTAAATAAAATTATGCGTCCAATGTGTATTTGCGGGTTTAGGCCTGCTGCAATAAATTATAAAAAAAATAATAAAATTTATTACAGAAAAAAATGTGAAATATGTTTAGGTTCAAATGGTATTGCTAAGGGGATTCCATTGTGGAAGGTTTCTGGATATGAAAAGAAACTTCGTTGTGACAAATGTAGTTTTGAAAGTAAACATGACGAACAATTTAACGTATATCATGTAGATGGAAATTTACAAAATAATAGTTTTAAAAATCTAAAAACTATATGTGCGAATTGTCAACGTATAATGTGTAAAGAAGGTATTAAATGGAAACAAGGAGATCTAACTCCAGATTTTTAATTTAACCTATGATAAATGAGTATCCGGTTCCACCTGGTACTGCTGTTGCAACTTCAGTTTCTAATTTTTCCATTTCTGCTTGTGCTTCTGTCTTTAATGCATCTCCATTTAGTTGTCCGCCACCTTGTGGCCCTGCAATTGTTCCAAATTTAGATCGAGCTTCGCCTAACATATGTTTACATGCTGCAAGGGTATAATCTTTAACCCATTGTACGGCTAAATAATCATCTAAAATCTGATCATCTGGTCGATGGTTATAACACATTAGCAGTAGTGTTTCTTTGGTTCTAGGTCTTTGTAGAATTGTAAGTTTATGGGTAGTTCTATTCCATTTAAATTCTATAAAACTACCAAACATTCTTCCTACTAATTCTTGATACTGGCTGAATAGATCGTAGGTAGCTAATCCACCCATATTAGAACTTGCAAGTAAGTAAGTGTTAGTGTATGCTAGATTAAATGGTTCGAATATACTACCACCGTCACCTCCACCTGATCTAGAACCAATACTTCTTCTAAAGATTTTCCTTACTTCTATCACTTCTTTAGACAAAAAATATTCGTTTACATCTTCGATAGTTTCCATAAAAATATAACTTTCTTCGACACTATTTTCTGATCTTTGTCTAAATCTGCTCAAAGCCTTTGATAGTCCAGTTTCATAATGAATAGGATCTAGTTCTACATCTACCATTCCTCCGCCTAACATTGTGTGAACGTAATCAAATATTTCTTGTTTTTTTAAGCTATTTTTTTCCATTTTTACAATTCTCCTATTATATTTATCTGACGATAAATATATACATGCCAAGATTATCATTATATAAACCTGAAAAAGGACAAGATTACAAATTTATAGACAACAGAATATTTGAAATGTTCACTGTAGGAGGTACAGATATTTTTGTTCACAAATATTTAGGACCTAAAAATACATCTGAAGAAGATTCAACTCCTACTACACCTAATTATAACGCTGTTGCTGAAACAAATATACAAGATTTGCTATTTTTAGAAAATCGTGATAGGAAATATGACGATGATATCTATGTCTTGCGAGGTGTGTATACTTTACAAGATATTGATTACAATTTATCACAGTTTGGTTTGTTTTTATCAAACGATACGATTATCATGACTGTACATATTACAAGTTCTATCAAAATTTTAGGAAGAAAAATCATTGCAGGTGATGTAATTGAATTACCGCATCTCAGAGATGAGTACGGTTTAAATGAATTTAGTACTGCAATTAAAAAATTTTATGTAGTAGAAGAAGTTACTAGAGCTGTAGAAGGGTTTAGTCCAACTTGGTATCCACATTTATATCGATTAAAATTGAAACAAATAGTAGATGGTCAAGAATATAAAGATATTTTAAATAATTCAGCAAATGAAGATGTACCAGAAGACGGAACGTTAAGAGACTTGTTGAGTACATTTACTAAAGAATTAGAAATTAATACTGCTGTTATACAACAAGCAGAAGCTGATACACCACTTAGTGGATATGAAACAAGACATTTTTTCACTTTAACTAAAAATGATCAAGGTAACGTTTCTATTGTGACTGCTGATTTTAGTTCTTTAGATGCAAGCACTCAAAATGAGTTAGCAGATCGTGTTATGCAAACTCCAGAAAGAGATGGGTATATTGGATACTTATTAGGAGACGGATATCCACCTAATGGAGAAGTGTTTGGTATTGGTATCGAATTTCCTAATGGTAGTATTGAAGGCGATTATTATTTAAGGACAGATATGTTTCCAAATAGATTGTTTAGGTTTAATGGTACATCTTGGAAAAAAATAGAAGACTCAGTTAGAATGACACTTACCAATACAGACGATCGTGCAACACAAAAATTTACATTTATTAATAATACTAATGAGAACGTAATAGATGGAGAAATTGTAAAAGAAAGACAGAGTTTGAGCAAAGCTTTAAAGCCTAGATCAGACAACATGTAAGGGATAAAATGGCACAACATTTTTATGATGGACAAATTAGAAGATACCTAACTCAAGCAATAAGACTTTTAAGTAATTTTTCATATAAAGATATTGAAGGTGTAATTACGCCAATACCTGTGATGTACGGAGATTTATCACGACAAGTAGGTAGCGTAATTAGGGATAATAGCGAAAATAAATTACCGAGTTGTCCGAGAATGGCAGTATATGTAACTAATTTAGAACTAGATAGACAAAGATTAGCAGATAGTACATATGTAAGTAAATTAAATATTAAAGAAAGAGCATTTAATTCTGAAACTAATGAGTATGATAATTATAACGGTAAAGGTTATACTATAGAACGTTTAATGCCTACACCTTATAATTTAACAATAAATGTTGATATATGGTCTTCAAACACTGAACAGAAATTGCAAATTTTAGAACAAATTTTAGTTTTGTTTAATCCAAGCTTAGAACTGCAAACTAATGACAATTTTGTTGATTGGACAAGTTTAAGTGTAATTTATTTAGAAAGTGTATCATGGTCAAGTAGAACTATAGGTAATAGCACTGAATCTGAAATAGATATTGCTACATTAACTTTTTCAACTCCTATTTATATAAGTCCTCCAGTAAAAGTTAAAAAATTAGGTGTAATAACAAGTATTATCACAAGCATCTTTAATGAAGAACAAGGTACTATTGATTTAGATTTAGCTGTACCAAATTTACAAGCTTATATTGATAATAGAGCAAAAGCAGACATAAAAGATAAAATTTCTACAGACGATGATGGTAATTTACTTAGCCAACATACTGCAATAATAAAAAAAGCAGACGCAGATGCATTAGTAAATGTAACTCCATTAGATTTTGGCTTATTGATACGAGATAACACTGCAAAACTTTTAAAAAATGGATTTCAAGCAAAAGCGTCTTGGGTGGAATATTTAAAATTATACCCTCAACCTTTTGAAAATGACATTACAGAACTTAGACTTGTTAGATCTGATTTTAATGGTGAAATAATAGGAACAATTAGTTTAGTTGATCAATCTCCACACGAAGTATCTATAAATTGGGATGTTGATACTATTCCTGGAGATACAGTTTTAACTAGCGATTTTACTGCTTCAAATAAAATACATTTTATAATTGATCCGTTAAAAACTAATCCAACAACTATTAAAGAGCCTGGACTACGATTGTTATTAATAGACGAATCAATAGGCGACGTGGTTAACACAGATGGTGCAGATGCATGGAAAAATAATGACGGAACTGACTTTATAGCAAGTGCAAATGACATTATAGAATGGAATGGAACAAAATGGAGTGTGATTTTTGATGCTAGCGAGTCTAATGAGCAAGTAATATATACGACAAATTTAAACACAGGTATACAATATAAGTATTTAAATGGCGAATGGTTGCTTTCCTATGAAGGTGAATATCCACAAGGATCTTGGAGAATAGTTTTTTAATATAACTACTATTATGAGTGAAATAATATGTAGTGGTGCATTATTTTATGCAATTGACAATAAAAAATTTTTATTCTTGCATAGAGCAAAAGGCAAACATAAAAATGTTTGGGGGTTGGTTGGCGGTTTATCCGAAAATCAAGAACGACCTTGGCAAACTCTTGAACGAGAAATAGTAGAAGAAATTGGTGAACAAACGATTTTTAAAGCTATTCCGCTTGAAACATTTGTAAGTGTTGACAACAAATTTTCTTTTCATACTTATGTTTGTTTAGTACACAAAATATTTTTACCAAATTTAAATGAAGAACATGACGGATTTGCGTGGGTATCTTTTTCAAGATGGCCAAAACCATTACATCACGGATTAAAAAATACATTAGCAAACAGAATAATTGTAAAAAAATTAGAAACCGTTTTTAAAATAATAGATTTATTGGTGTAAATATGATATCAAATGAAGGTGTGTTAGATAAGAACTGGGGGTATGAGCTAATTTGGGCAAGTAATGAAAATTATTGTGGTAAAATAATAGTTTTTAGACAAGCCGGAAATAAAACAAGTATGTTATTTCACACTAAAAAAAATAAAACTTGGTTTATTAACTCAGGATCTTTTAAGATTAAATGGATAAAAACAGATACTGCAGAAGTATTAGAAAAAACACTAACAGAAGGCGAAACTTGGTCTATTGATCCATTGACCCCTCATCAATTAGAATGCTTAATTGATAATTCTAGTTTAACTGAGGTAAGCACACCAGACCTGCTAGATGATTATCATCGAATAATACCTTCAAATTAAGCTTGAGCTTCTCCCCAGCGCAATTGGATATTTGCTGACGTTGCAGTTCCACCTACTTTATAAATATTGATTGCTAGAACATCTGGTCCATTTGGATAAGTACCTCGTCCTCCTAATGGAGTGTTCGTTAATTCTTTTAGCTCTTTAAAATCAGCTACTGCTCTTTCACCTGGAACAGATACTAACGAAAATACAGTTTCACCAGGTTGAGCAAAAGAAGGAGCTTCTTGTGTAACAACTACATTGTTTCCTGGGGTTAATGTACCGCTAAATGAATTATTAAAGTTTACTTGATAGAACTCAGTGCTACCGTGTTGTTTTGCTTGAATACTTGATATTTGCGAGTTTGCAGGAAATGTGACACCTCCAGTACCTGCTACATTATCTCCTACTTTTACACCTCCAGTGTCAACTGATGCTTTTGTAAAATATGCATAACTTGCATTAGATATTGTACCTTGTACTGTAAATGAAGTTACTGTACCAGAAGGCATGCTCAGTGTAGGGTCATCAGTAACTGTAACCTCTACAGTATTTTGCCTAATTCTGCCAACATTACTTAATGTGCTTGTTACATTTTGCCAAATGTTATTACTACTAATACTTCCTCCTGCAACTGAACCTCCTAATAGAGGTTCAGCTGCATCATAACTTGATCGAGTTATTCTCCATTGATTATCGTTATTAAATTCAGCTGAAGTTACAGAAACTGATATATCAGAAATAAT